ATATCAATCAGTGAGGCGCATCTAGCGTTTGCAATTGTGATGTTTTGCGTATTTTCTAGCTTAATCGCAGGCGTTGATCCGACAACGCGATAAGATCCTGACAAATAACATTCTTTTGATATGTTGCTTGCGGCAGACGTAAAGGCTCGAATGCCTCCGACAGTGTTGCCTTCAATCCATCCGCCATGCATGTACAGTTCAGATGATCCTTCGATCAATATCCCGTAGCCAGTGTTGGCTTCGGAATCGAAAGAAACCAAAGACAAGCCAGACGAATTTAAAAAACTCAACCCGCTTGTTCCGTTATAACTCGTTGTAGTGGAATCAATGGAGTTTGCATTGCTGCTGCTCTGAACAACGATACCGGCTCCAGTATTGTTCCTGATATTGCATCCAGAAATCTTGTTGAAGTATGAGCCGTTAAGAACAATTCCGTTCCCGCCAAAATTCTTGATATATAGATTGCCGAAAGTGCAATAAAGAATCGGGTCGCAGTAGAAAGCATCCGTAGCTGATGCCGTTCCGTTGATTGTCAAATTTTGAAAAACAGCGTTTTCTATGTATTCGGAGCCAACTGGACCTCTGACGTAAAACCCGCGCCCTGTGCCGGTGAAGTTTAGAATGCACCCCATAGTCGCAGAGCCTGTAATCATTACCTCTTGCGTAATGTTTAATGTGCTTGCAATTTTGTATGTCCCAAGAGGCACATAAATGGTTTGCGCGCCAGAGTTGATTGCGTTTTGAAATGCCGTTCTGTCGTCTGTAACTCCATCCCCCACCGCCCCGAAGTCCTTGACGCTCACCACATCCCGCAACTTGCTCTCAACCGTCCTCGCCACCGCGCTGGTGCCTGCGGGGTTGTAGGTGACTTCTGAGGCATTGTCCGGGAAGTTCAGATTGTCCTGCAGATAATCCTGCAGCAGATTGACCGACATCTTCCTCGCATCACCGCCGCCAGCGTAGTACGTCGGGATCTGGTTGCCGCCTGACACTTCGTCGATTGACGGGAGCTGGTTGATCGTCGGCATGGCTTACTTCCTCGAAAGCGGCTCTGTCGTGATGGCTCTAAGCAAAACCACCGCCACAGCAATGATACAACCAACTGCGGCCTGGCCGGCAGGTGGCAATGGCAGAGCAAAGACGAATCCCTGCAAAACGCTAAGGATCGCGACTGCGACTGCGAAGAGAACGGTTCGGGAGCGGAGGAGTTGTTTTAGGGTGGGCATGTTATGGGATCTCTTATACGGTCGTGCCTGTTGCATCCTTCCAGACGCTACCGTCCCACCAAATCGGCTTGGCGATGGTTGTGTCGAAGTATTGTGTGAAATAAGGAGTCCGTCCGACGGTCGGTCTGTTAGCGGTTGTGCCGACGGTCATTTTGGAGTTTTGCCACGCAGGCGTCGTGACTGCAGAGACCTGAGTGGTGTTGCAGTTCATCACAGTCACATCAGTGGAGTTTGAGTTGGTTACAGCCGCAGTCGTTGCACCTGGGCTATAAACCATGCTGACGGTGTTTCTGCCTGTACAGTCGATCAGCTGGACGCCAATATCAATTGATCCTTCAATCGTAACATCCAAAACGTTTGTATTGCTGCAATACGATAACTGTACCCCTCGGCGATGAGCTATGCCGCTGAGATTTATATACTTTACAGTATCAATTGAGACGTTCTCGACATAGTTGCAAGCTATTCCGTGGGCAATGTTTGTTGTCGTTGTGCTTGATTGGATAAAAACATTTTTTATCGCTAAGTTTCGGCCTTTTTTTGTTGTGCCGTTTAGATAATCAGCCAACCAAATCGCGCCATGCCCAACGGTAACACTAGCATCTACCGTTGCTGTAACGCCATCAATCAGAAGCCCATCGAAACCTAATGTGCTGCTTCTGTTGTAAATGGTTACGCCGTAAGGTTTGCTGCTTCCGATGACCAAGTGGATATTTTTTAAGGTGAGATTTTTTACAATTTGTGTATTTGATCCAATCGCAATGTCCCTTTGAGAATTAGACCAAACACCGTCAACAACGATGTTGTCCCCAATCAAAAGCAACGTATTTGCGTCGTTTACAGGTCCGCCGGAAATCGAGCTTGGCGTTGTTTGCCCAACAACGTTGTTTATTTTTGTGCCAGGCGCACTGCACGCAACAACGGAATTCAGCTTGCCATAGCCAAAAATGTTTGTTGCAGAGCAACCGTACTTCAAGCCGGTTACCGCGTCTGACTGAATAGATACAACGTCCAAGGAATCTTCTGTCGTAGCATTTCCCATCACGTTAGAAATTGAAACGTTAGACGCTTGTGTTTTTACTATTCTCTTGCCGAAGTTGTAACCATGCACGCCGTCTATCACGACGTTGTTTTCTTTGTCGTCGCCGTGGGTTGCGATAAAAATGACAGCAGTATCTTCAAAAATGATCTGATCTGACGCGTTTATATTGTGAATTTCACTAGCAAACACGTTTCTAATTGATCCTTTTGTGCTGACATTTGAAGTTTGCCCCCAAACAAAAATCATATTGTAAGCGCCAGGCCCATCCGTGACGGTGCCGTTTCCTCGCTTGAGCATCGAGGTCGCTTTTATGTTTTCAATGTCAAACGTGTTCCCAGCGGCAGAAATCACAAAAGTTGTGGACGATGTCGCGCTGTTTGTGTCTTTTAGATTAAAGACCTTGACGTTTTTGATGTTTATGTGGCCGACATTTGATGCCCATGTAAAAGCGTCTGAGCAAGACTTCTGGTTAAAATCAACGGAAAGATTTTCTAGAGAGACAGGCCCGTTAAAAATAAAAAGCTGAATGCTCGATGCAAGATCGACCTTTAGTGTCGCCGTGCCTTCTCCATAAAGAAGCTGTTCGCCCAAATTCGCAATGGTTTGTACCGCCGTCGGCGCAAGCCTGTAGGTTCCTTCAGGAACCAGAACATCCTTGCCCGTTGCAAGCGCTCTCGTGAATGCCAGAATGTCGTCTGTTACGCCATCTCCTACAGCCCCAAAGTCCTTCACCGACACCACATCACGCAGCTTGCTCTGGACAGTCCGCTCGACTGCGCTTGTTCCTGCCTGTAGGAAATTAACCTCGTCCGAGTTGTTAGGCAGGTTCAGGTTGTCCTGCATGTAGTCCTGCAACTGCAGCACAGACATCTTTCTGGTATCGCCGTTCGACTCGTCGTAGGTCGGGATCTGATCAGCCGAAGTGACTTCGCCGATGCTCGAAAGCTGATTGATGGTTGGCATCAGTAAAACTCCAATATGCCTTCAGGCCCGGTCTCTACGGGATCAACAGGCGGCTCGAGGAAGGGGTCATCAGCAACGCGCCAGTATTTATTGCCTGCGCCTGCGGGCATGGTGCCGGGCATCTGCTGCTCAATGGGCGCTGTTGCGCGCTGAAGGACGGTATCGTATGCGCCTTTGGCTGCAATGCGCGTCTCGACCATGACGGCTTTGCCGTACGAGGGCGCTAATCTAAGGGCGAGGTTTAGGATTACAGCCTCGTTGGCGCTGTCGGGAACGAAGGTCTCGTCGTTGATCGAGCCTTGTTCGGGCGAGGCGGGAATGGGATAGCTGAGGCGAATGCCCTTGCCATTCCAATCGGCCATCATGGCGTCGAGCCGTCGCCGAGCGTATTCAAGCTGCTCCGGCGACAGGTCAAACACGTAGGACGCCAGGCCGATCTCGGTCAGCGCTGCCTCAACGAACTGCCGTTTTGTGTAGGCCACTCCTTATTACCTCGCTGATCCGACTGAGCAACACTTGATCGCTCGTCCGAGCATTGTATCCGATGCCGAGCTTTTTCGCTTGCATCTCCATCTCGGAGCGAGTAGGCGGCCCGTTGTCCATCGCCTCGACCACTTTGCGCTTGCGAAGCTCGCGCACGCGCGCCTTGCCTTTGAGCTTGGGATAGGCATTGACGCCCGCTGCCTCGATCGCCTCCTCGACGGTTTCGAACCAAGTGCCTGTTTTCAGAGCTTCTGCCAGGTCGGCCTCGTCAACGACAGTCGCGCAACCCCAGGTCGGGTGGCTGGATGTCTTGGCGTAAGGACCAGGCGATGTGTACACATGTCGTGGGAACGTCACTTTTTCCTCGCGGTTTTTGCTGCTTGCTTAAACGCCTTCGCGGTAGGCGCGCCTTTGGTGCCGGGCTTGCGCATCTTCTCGCCAGAGCCTTCTTTGATGCGCTCGCGCTTGGCTGCAATATTTGCGTATAGACCCTTCTTCACTTCTTCTTCGCCTTCGGTGCCTTGCTCGGCTTGCCTGCTTTCATCGCCGCCTCGCGCGCGGTCGAAAGGGCGATCGCAATCGCCTGCTTCTGCGGGCGGCCTGACTTCATCTCTTTCGAGATGTTCTCGCTGATCGACTTCTTGCTGTAACCCTTCTTGAGCGGCATCGTCATCTCCAAAAAAATGGGGGGCATTGCGCCCCCCAAGATTCTAACTGATCAGGACATTACTGTCCGAACAGCAGAACGCCCGACATTTCCGGTGCCCGGTTGACCACGCCGTACAGCGTGTCCAGACGATACTTGATCGTCATGGTGTCGATGTCGTAGAACTTCTGCATCACCAGCTCAATGCCCTGGTCGGTCGAGGCACGCATGACTGCGGCGCCGCTGTCGGTCGGGACAGCATACCGGCCCGGCAACAGCTCGATCGCGTCCTTCTGCCAGAAGCAGTTGACGTTACAGGCGTTGTCATTCAACCAGTTAATTGCAGCAGTTGCGCTGGTCGATGCAACGTTAATGTTCTGGTACTGCAGCTCGGCGTCGGTCGGAGAGCTGTTCGCACCAATCATCGGGGGGCTGATCGTCATGAGCGTGCCGCTGTCAATCGAGATCACGCGGAAAGTCTTGGGCTGGCCCGTCGACTGCTTGGTGATCTGGTGAACGGCTTCGATGCCTGCGATCGTGAACGCATCGCCCGCACGCACGCCGGTCGTGGTCGAAACCGTGACCTGCTGATAGCGGTTGTCCACGTTCAGCACGCCTGCGGTTGCAGTCGTGGTGGCACGCGGAACAAACCGAACCTGCGCGCCGTTGGTGGCGATCGTGACGGTCGTTGCCTGAGCCAGCAGACGGTTAGCGTAGTCGAGCTTGTAGGTCTCGAAACCAGCCACCATGCCGACATAGCTACGCTCATACGCGCGGTCAGACTTTGCATTTCCAAAAGAGCGCGTTGAAGTTGCAAGGTTGCCAGCCAAGCCGTTGTAGTCGCGGGTCGACAGCGCAAGATAGCGGTCGTAATCCGGCACGCCCTGCTCGTTCATGATCGCATCGCAGAGCGCTACGTCGTCGTAGTCGCCAGCAGCGCCAGCAACTGCAACGACCAGAGTGCCCTGGTTGGCAGCAGCGGCCAGTACGGAGCGGTTGATGTCGGATGCCAGCTTCTGCTTGGCAGCATCGCCCAGGCGGCCTTCTTGCAGTGCGTCACGCAGTTCCTTGGCGTTCAGCTTCCAAGCGCTGGTCTTGGAGAAGCCGAGCGTTGCCGGTACCGACAGCTGGGTCATGTCGTCGTAGTTCGACGAGATGCTGGAGCCTACGGTCGAGTCAAAGCTCTGCGCGATGTATGGCATCGGACGCCAGATCGTGTCACGTGCGCGTTCCATCGTGGTGCTGTCGGTGTTGAACACCGCGACGTTACGCGACAGTACCAGCGCGTCTTGGAAGCCTTCAAGAATGTTTTCGAAGGCTACGATCTCTTCTTTACTAAATGCATTAGGCATTTTTCAGTCCTCTATTTTTGCTTTGCCCGCTTGTAGGCCAAGACTTTAGACAGGTCGCCCGTCTTTAGTGCCTCGGCCCGCAGGCGATCGAGTTGATTGTCTACAGTACCAGCCGGGCGGCCCGAGCTTTTGACGGGCGACTCCGGCGGCGGTGGCGGCTTTCGAGTTGTCACTTTCAGTTCCTTCTCCAGCTTCGCAACCGCGAACGCGAATTTAACGGGATCGGAGATCGCTGCCAGCTCCTTTGCACGCTTCGGGTTTTTGCCGATTGCGTACACAACCAGAGCGGGGTTATCTGCGCCTTGCAGCAGGATGCCTTGCTGGACCTCGGAAAGCGCTTCTTGCGTCGTCGCTTCTGCGTCTTCGTAGTCCCGCACGCGCAACGCCGACTTGGCCTTGCCGTACTCATCCAGCCGAGCTTGCCACGAACGCGCTGCTTCTTCCTCTGCCGCCTTGGCTTTCGCCGTCTCGGCATCGACTGCACGCTTTCGCTCGTACCAGCTTTCGAGAGCGCCTTCGAACTTGTCAGTGTCGTAATCGAAGTCCTCGAGCTTCGGCTTGTTCCCAAGCGGCGGCCGTTTCGGCTCCGCAGTGGACAGCTTGGCCTCGAGTTCACGAATGAGACGCTGTTGTTCTCGGTGGCTCTTGCGCAGTTCCTTAACCCACTGTGGTGCGGGCTGCGATTCTTCCTCGGGAGGTGGCGATTCTTCCCCAATCGAGACGACTACCTCTTCCTCTTCCACATCCTCGACCATCTCGGTCTCTGGAGCTTCCGGTTCGAGTTCAATCTCTTCTGCCTGATTTTCGATATCCATGTACTCGCCTGGTTGGTTGGCGGAAACCATACATCAATGTTAATTGATATTACGCAGCGATGCCAAGTGCTATCAGCAACGCCCTTGACTCCATCTCGTCGATGATGTCCAGAATCTCGAGCAGCTCGGCCTCCTCCTGCGCGAATATCTCGACGACCTTAGCGGCGGTCTCGACCTCGTCACGCAGGCGCTCGGAGCGATCGGTCTCGATCCGCAGGCGCTCCACCTCGTCGCGGAGCTGCTCGAGCGTCGCGCGGGCGGATTCATACTCGCGTACCAGGTCGGCGACACGTCGTGCAGATTCGGAATCGGACGCGCGCAGGATCTTGGTGGCAGTCTTGACTTCCTGAGCTGCGGTTTCGGTCTGGAGCGACGCCTCTAGCCTGGCGCGTTCATTCGCCCAGCCGCGTTGGTGCTTCTGCTTGCCCATCCCGCCGCCGCCCACA